GTTTTAAGGTTAAAGTGCTTTCTCGATTAGATAGGCTAGATACTGATTTTTGTCATATTACCACAGATTATTCAAATAAATCTTTGTTGAGACATCCAGGAGAAGTTATTTTAAGTTTGTTTTGGAGTCAATCTAAAAGATTAGGTGGTAGAAGTAAAGAGGTTGCTAAACGTTTGTTGTTAGCAAAAGCTTTATCCTATGTTAATGAGTATATAAATTGTCCTATAGTTGTTCCTTTATGTATGAAGATTATTCACTTGTTAGATGATTATGATCCTTTGTTTGAGTGGGATGGTTATCATGCATTTTATAAATCATTAACATATACAATTTGTATAACAGATGATATACGTGGTAGTTTTGAAATTAAGTATAAGCTATCTGTAGATTATCAACATGATGTAGAGCGTTGGATTTATTCATACTTTGATTTAGAGTGTAAGTTACCAGATTTCTTTCAGATAATGTTACAAGTACACCCTAATGTTGAAAATTTTCAAAAGAGTTGGATGAATGTGGTAGACGCTAAATAACTACCACTGACGAACCTAACGTCGTTAAACAATGGTCGGCTATGCACCTTAGTCGTTAATGGAGATTTACCCAAGTACAGTGCTCAGGTGCTTTGTATTGCCGTGTGTATACCCTTCATCACACGTGATTTTGAAGTGCTTATTGCTGAAAGGCGACTGGAGGCGTTCCCAAGACCGGGGAGTTCCTATTCTAGTGTGTGCCAGTATAATAAACCGAAAGGTAGGCTACTAGAGAAAGGGCGCTTGTTAATAGATTTGATACTGTCTAGTAACGTAGGCGAGTGTTATCGTCGTCAAAGTATTGGTAATATGCAAATGTATGAACGAATTGCAGCAAATGAAGACGAGGCTGCAATTAATGATTTGTTTGAAGAGTTGGGTGCTGATGCAGAACTCTTCAATAATAACGTCGAAGCAGAAGGTATAGCCTTTGGTACTCCAGCTTGGATTGCTATGTTGGTTATTTATGCTGGACATCAGTTACATGAACACCCTGAATTGTTTGGAGGTGCGTTAGAATTAGCTCTGCAGAGAGTCATACCTAATGAAAATTGGGAGATGGTTAACAATGTTGTAAGAGGAATCACAGCTCCTCCTAATGATGTTTATGAGCTAATACGTCACTTAACTAAAGCAGATTTGCAAGGTGCATGGGGTGCATCTAAAGATCTTTATCATGATTTAACTGATTGGATGCCTATCCATAATAAAGTGCCAGAACCAAGTGAACCTTCTAAACCTAAGAAACCTTTTGACCCTAACATACCTATTTTGGGTCCTTATTTATCACCAGATTTACCCTATGTGGAACCTGTTAAACAATATCCTTATTTAGGTGATACTAGATCTCCTATTTTGTATAATTTATTAGATAATAATCCTCATTGGGCTTATGGATCTAATGATGAGGTTACAATTTTTAATGAGTATGGTGGTACAACGATTGATAAAATGAAGCATTCGTTTAGTAGATCTAGGTCGCTAAGTCCAGTGAAACGTTATCCTTATGTTTTTGGAGTATTAGAACGTCCTAGAACACCATTATC